ACTTTGGACTCACCTCACCAGGAACACTTCTAATATCCACATATAGGGCATTAAATACTAATTCTTCCCAAGTATTTAACTTCTTAGTTAATCCTTTTAGGATATTATTCTTTAGCTTAGTTCTAGTAGTAGTTAAGTACTTATCTGATATGATATTAAATTGTTGGGATAAGGTATGTTTACCTACATATGGCTTACTCATAAGTAAATAACCCTATAGGGTGCTATAAGTAACTCAAAGGTATCCGGTAAATGCTTCTGAATGAAGTCAATACCAGTCTTCGTGTTAGTATTATAACCGCTTATAGCCTCTCTATTTTCATCTGAATCTTTGAATAACTTAGAAGCTAACTTAAACATAGATAACTTTAAATCCATAGGTAACTCTAAATCACTATAACCAACATTATACACTACTGAGACATTATCAAACCCAGAGGTAAATGAGCCTTCTTTTAGTCTTAACTTATTACCCTTTGGACTAATAAGTGTACTATCAACTGCTACAGCATCAATACTAACACTAGTAACTGAGGAGATAACGTGAGGTAAATATAAGTAATCCAAAGCATTTCCATCAGTCACATAAGTGTATGAAGCACTTTCACAGTGAACCCCATAGTAACTTTGTAAGAACTTTTCACTAGCACTAAGACAAAGTGAGATACTATCATCTTTAGTAACATCACCTAAGTCGTAGTTTAAATAACCTTTAAATTCATCTAGGAGTCTGTGTGACACTTAGTGCTCCTTATTTCTTTGTAGTAGCCTTTTTCTCTACCTCAGCCTTAGGGGTATCTACTGACACTTCAGGTTTTTCTTCAACACCTTCGAATTTAAAAGCGTCACCGAATACTTTCTTTAAGTAATTAGCTTCATCTTTAGTTACGTCTACTGGTGTATCGAAATCAAAAATCTTATCTAGGGTAGCCATAGTACCCTCTGTTAATTTAATAGCTTTCATATGTCTCCTTGTTTGGTTAAAATTTGTTGTAATGAATTAGGCAATACTAGTCTAATGTCTCCTAATTGTATTATCTTATTTTGTAATGAAACTTTTATATCATTCTGTATATACCCAGGTAATTTAGAGTATACTTTGTTAAACTGTTGAATACCTAACTCACAATAAGCACTAGGTAATAGTGCCAGTGGGTCTATAAAACCATGTGGGTAGCTTTGTGTAGCTACATAAGTACTATTAATGCTACTAACAACATAAGTATCTAATTGTAAGAAATAAGGAATGTGTACTACCTTATAACCAAGTGAGGTATACTCATCATCTTTACGTAAATCATTAACTATTTGTTTAGGTGTATTAAAATGGTAGTAGCCATCGAACTCCACAATTACCATTAGCTCACCACACCTAAAATCAGGCCTATGTCTAGTTAGAACACTATTTGGTACAACTTTATTATGAACCCAAGTATCTCCAGTACACTCTAAGTACTGTTTTAATTTATCTTCTGTTAAATACATTTTTCCTCCTCAGGAATAATTTAAAAATCAAAGATAACCTCATATCTGAGGAGGAACTATGAGGTTATCTTTGATTTCGTAAAGTATTATAACATATATTACCTTAAAACCTCCTTAAATATTATTAAATATCTAAAGAAATTTCAAGGTAATAAGAAACCTATAGGGCGCTTAAGTCCCTATAGATGTAATTATGGGAGTACGTTTACAAGTGCAGCAGCAGGTTTACCTGATTTATAAATAGGTTGGAAATCAATAGTTCTACTAGAAACTAATGTATCTGTTTGGTTAAGTGCAGTTCTTTGTTTTTCGAGAACAACGCCACCTCTTGTACACCATGCGAAGTAATCTTTGTTAACAAGGATAGCTTCGGTAGTTGCACCAGCACCGTCAGCACCAGCAGTAGTCAAAGTATTTGCAATATAACTAGTTACAATTACAGGGATACCAAAAATTCTACCAACTTCACCAGTTACAATGGTTGCCATTGAACCATATTTGTCCATTGTCAAGAACTCAGGGAGACCAACAATCTGGAAGTAAACTTCTGGGTTAACAATAAGTGCTAATTGATTAACATTAATACCGTGGATACCCATAGCTTTTCTAGTAGCGTTAATCTTAGCTACAGTAATACCAAGACCACCCATATCTACTGAGTTAGCATTAGCTACTTTACGTAGACCATTGAACATTTTCTTAGGGCTATTTGCAGTTACAAAAGCTGTATCACCATTGATACAAGCATCTTCTTGACCACGAGCAAGTGAACGAATCAATTCGCTTCTTGTTAAGTCAGTAACAGCAGCAACTAATTCTGCATCAGCTTCGTCAGCGATGATAGAAGCAGCCATCATTTTCTTAACTGTGAAAGATACTTTACCATCATCAATAGCGCTAGTAACTGCATCAACTGCTGGAGCGATGAAGTATGCACTTAGGTTAGCTGTTCTAGCAGGGATACTAAGTGTCTGGCGGTTAGTTGGCATTTGGATAGTTTTGAACAAGTTAGCTACAGTTAATTCTAGCTCTAGTCCTTCAATTACTGAGTTACTGAATTCTTCTGCAGCCCAGTTAGTCAAATCGCTAGGAACTACTGCTTTTTCAATAACATTAGCAGCTTCTGCAAAACCTTTAATTTCTTTCATATCTCTATCAAGAATTTTTGATTGTAAGAAGATGCTCTCCATTGATTTCTTAGCGTCAGCTAAAACGTTATCAGATACTTTCTCTTCTACTGAGAATTCTTTTTTACGACTAGCTGTAGCTTCTTTAACTTCTTCGCGAATAGTTTCGGCAGTAGTTTTAGAAACTTCTAGCTCCTTTTTCATATCTTCTACTTGTGATTTTAACTCACGGATTAAATCTAATGACATACTTTATTTCCTTTATGTTAGTTTAGGTGTTCTTGTAAGAACGTATTAAGTTTAGATTGAAGATTTTCAGTTATTTGCAATAACGTATTAAAATTATCTTCACTCACCTCTGTGCTTGAAATTAACTCCTCAATATTTGGAGTCTCTTTCTCAACCTCTTTATTATCTTCAGTTACTACTTCTTTATCTAAAATAACCTCTTTAGGTTCAGGGGATTCTTTGGAAACCTCTAAGTCCTCTTCAGATTTTACAATTTCATCAACTGTCTCTACCTCCTTAAGAGTATTATTCTGTATAAACGTTTTAAGTACCTCAAGAGTATCTCTAACTTCTTTAAGTAAGTCTTGAGGCTCTTGATTATCATTGGTCTCATCTAGTAGCTTTTCAGCTTTTGAAGCACTTAATGAAAGCTGTAATGTGTCCCCAGTATTCACTGATTCAACATATGAGTATTGGTTCGCCGGTATTGGAACCAAACTTACCTCTATCAAATTAGTTTTGAGTAACAGGTATAAATCTTGTTCTGGTAGGTACTTAACATCACCTACGCTGAATCCAATAGAAAATGTTTTGACTACCCCTAGTTTAACCGCATTATACATACGTTCATCTAGTTTCTTATAAATTTTCGCAACACCCCATACACCATCATCTCTTAGTTGAAGTTCTGTACAAACCCCAATAGGCTCACTATGTCTATGGTTTGCTAAAATTATTGGGTTAATCTTATAACGTTCTAAACTCATGTCTGAAGGTAAAATTGAGTCTCCATCGGAATCTTTAACTAGTTCTCCACTACCTAATTTGTAACGATTAAAATACCCACTAACAGATAAACTTTCGTCATCATTAGTTTGTATCTCTTTTACTTGCATTTCTTGGTAAAACGTCTTTTCTTTTAAGAGTTTTACTTTTTCTTCAAGTGTCTTTTTCTTCAAAAGAACCTCCTTTTAATTTCTTGCACTAACTGTGCTGTTATTGCCGCCTTGAGGGTCAACTGTGGTTGGCTCAGATGGTTGCTGGTTTGTAGGTGATAATTGTTGTCCTGGTATAAGGTCTTCTAAGGAAGTAACAACAGTACCAAGTAAATATGATGGTAATAAATGTAAATCAAAGTTAGGATTAGCTACAGCAGGTAAGCCTAATGAATCTCTAGCCTCATTATTTGACATAATACCTGAAGCTAATAATCTAGCAACAGTCTCACCTTTGTTTTCCAAAATATTTGACATATAAGGAAGAGAGTCATAATCTGCCCAAATAACTATATCAGTTTTAGCAAGTAAGTTCTGGAAAAATAACTGTAATTGAGCAGCTATCTTTTCAGTTATTGGTCTAATGGCTGTGTTAAAAACTAGTCTAGCAATTTCATCTGGCTTATTACTAAACGCAATATCATTACCACCTAAAACTACTTTATTTAACCTAAAGACTCTTAAAACCCTGTCATCACTTATTTTTAAACTATCTAAAAGCATTGAATCCTTTGGAGATAGCTTAACATTTTGATAAGTCATTTTATTAGGCAGTAACATCATTGAGTGTCTGTTACTATTACCATAATTTTCTTTAAATTGTGCCTTAACACTTACTATTTGTTCAGGGCTTAACGGGAACTCTGAGGTTAAAACACCACTTCCAACTGAGCTATTAGAATAAAAGGAAAGAAGGTCTTGTACGGCAAATCCCTCGACAAGCAAAGAATCCTTCAAACACTCCATAACTGCGGAGGTTCCATAATATTGATTATTAGCATTAGCACGTCTTATGTGCATAACTTCCTGGGGGTCAAAAGCTATTTTATCATTGTAAAGGTAACCTTCTAAATAGTTCTTAGTATCAGGTACTATCTGCATTCTATGGCTTTCTAAGTTCCATAGTTCATAGTTTTGTAACATTTCAATGTTTATATAAGCATTTCCAGTTAATAAATAGGACTGAATCATAATCTCAGTCATCTCTTGCCAAGTATAAAATTGATTTGGAGCAGTATCAAATAGTGCTCTAACCTTTTTATCTTTTATTGGTTGTATCTTACCATCTTTATCTTTTTGCCCAATTTTAAATTTCGTTAATGCACCAGTTTCTGATATGTAATTAACACAAGAGTTAACTAAGTCAGATGTTTTGTACGTAGTAAAGTAAGTCTCTGTACTTGGCTTACCTCCACCACTTGTGTAATCTTGTACATATTCTGGTAGGGCACCTGATGATTTGGTAACAAGTGTTTCAGCTAGTTGTGTAGTTTGTTCAACTACTGGTTTGCTTTTAAACCAATCAAACACATGACCTCCTTAAGTTTTTAGTATTTAGTTATTTATTTAAAGGTGATTAGGAAAGAACTTTAAAACGTTTTATTAGTGCTTCAGTATGCTTCACGTGTCAATTTCCTAATCTCTATAACTTATACACATTTTAAATTCAATATTCCCACTTTTTTGCTAAATTTCGTTAAATTCTTTAAATTTCTTTTAAATTCTTTTAAATTTCCTCTTAACCTTAAAGTTTTCTTAAGTACCTTTAGAAATATAAAGTTAGTATAAGAGCCTAGGAAGGAATAAAAATGGTGACCATTAGTCACCCTATTACATAATGGTAGTTCATTCAACTACGGGAGCTACAGAGTGCTTAAATGAGGTATGGTAGCTGACGGTTAGTTACACATATAATTCTTATGTCACATGATATACTTTATATATCAAAAGTATACATATGGAATATTAATATTAATAAAAGT